TAATCTCCATAGGGGGGTCGAACCAGTCATCATATAGACCGTCATAATCAGGTGTAATAATAACTTCACTCATTATAGCACATTATGGACCAGTTGTTTGTGAAGCACTCGTTGGTGTTCTACCATCTTTGAATGGATTATATTTCTTTTCCACTTCTTTCTTAACTTTCTTAGTACCATCCTCATTATACTGACTATTCTTTTCACCTGGTTTGTGTGTTGGTGATACTGTTGTTTTATCCTCATTCACTTTTTTTACATATGGTTTCTTTGCAGGAAGTCCATCAGGATAGTCATAAGTAGATCTCTTAGGATTTCTCAAAGAGTCTAACTCACTCTTAGACTTACCATAAGATGCACCATAATCTTTACCTGGATTATGACCTGTTTGTTTAGCTAGCTTGTCTTTTTGTCTTGTTAGGAAAGAACCTCCTTGTCCTTTACCATATGCTGCTTTTTTAGGTAACTTACCCTTAACAATTTTTTTCACCCCTTTAGCAACACCTTTAATTACATTTTTTACTACCTTACCTTTAAGTGATTCATCTAAATCATCATCTTTTTTCTTGTCCTTATCCCAAGTCTTTTCAACATCATCAGGATCAGCAATAACACAAGGGTCTTTAACACCCATAGAACGAATCTTATTTTTAATAAGATTTATCTTGGCATAATAACCACGCATATCTTTTTCTTTTTCTTCAGGCTTTTTCTCACAATCTTTTGTGTTTACTATTGCCTCTGAATATGATTCCTTTTTCTTTTTCTTTGCGTCACACGCTTTTTTCTCAGCGAGAGTTTTAAGCATTGATTGGTGAGCAAAAGAGGCATATACAGAACCTCTAGCAGCATTTTGTGAAACTTCTGCAGATGTATCCTCTGGAGCAACCTTTACAGCACCAGATTTATAATTGTCAACTCCTTGACCATTTATTTTAGTTTTATTCTTAGGTTCTGTTGAAATAGTTCCGTCTGCTATAAATGCTTCTGCTCTTGTCTTGATAGCATTACCAATTGCCTTACGACGTTTTAGTAAATACTTATCACTCTTATCAACATCACCATCATTATCCACATCAGCATCCTCTTTACCAACAGGATCTAACTTACCACCACCTTTTGCTTTAGCAGTTTGAGTTCCCTTCTTACGCTCACCTTCATAAGGTTCACCATGATCTGACATCTCAACAGACTTAATATTAGGATTTTGGCGAAGTTGTGTAATTTTAGTACGAGTAGCAGTACGAGTATATACCTTACCGTTCTTATCAGTTACTCTAACCTGATACTTTGTTTCAGCATCTTCTTCTAATTGATTAAGATAATTAAGTTCTAAATCAGAAACCTCATCATTCTCAACAAATACCTTATATAATGCATTTGCTACATTATCAGTAGCCCAATCATTTGCACCAACAGTAAACTGTTCTTTCACACCACCTCCCTCTTTACCAAACAACTTGTCTCTAACAGCAGTTCTTTCTGCCTGACTTAAACTACTATTAGACATATACTGAGCAAAAGCAGCTTTCAGATCTATATCTTCTCTACGAGCACGATATCTTATATCATATACAGCTTGACGAATTTTCTTCTCAGAATTTTCCTCTACTGTCCCACCACCTTTCTTTGCTTCAGGCTTACCACCTTCTTTCTTAGAAGCAGGTGCTGCAGCAGGTGCATGTTTTCTTGCGGGTAATTCTTCAGAGATATTTTTGCTCATTGGAAAACTTCACTACTTTTTTCTTACCTTGTATTTATTTATGAATTGTATTCCCCAGCTACTTCCAGGTACTAATGATGCAACGTACCTAAGATGTTCATCTGTACCAACTAGTCTCTGATCTGATGGTACACCAGATTTAGTGGTTCCATTAACTATTGCTTCGGATACATCTTTAACCCATGATTTAAACATTATATTATCTTCAGTAACACAAATTAAATGATTAGTACCTCTACGAATAATTCTACCAGTTAAACCAGTAGTCACATCCTCAACCTTAGTGCCTATATCAAAAATTTCTTTCTTAATGTAAGCCTCACGTAAATTTTCCAAATCTTCTTTTGGTGCTATTTCCCAAGTATTCCAACACTCATTAACCTCTTCAACACCCATAGCCTGACGAATAGATGTAAAATAGTCTTTAGCAGCTTTTCTAGGAAGTAAAGGAACTAATTCCATAACAAATAATGGTTCTTCAGTATTAGGATCAACTAATTGATCACCAGTTTGTGGATCAACTTCTGGTATCGGTTCACCAAATTCATCTTCTGCCATAACTTCTTGCTGAAGATTAGCATAAAAAGATTTAAAATCTCCTTCCATAGCAGCCAATCTCATTCTAGAAGCAGAATATCCTTCCATACCTTCTTTATCATCATCCCTTGCTCCAGATGAAATAGTTTGTAAACCATCAAACTGATACAATTGACCATTATAATTTTGAGATAATTTATCAAACTGCTTTACTCTGTCATCTCCAGCAACAATATTTACATTCGTATATCCATCATTATGAGCTTTCTTTAATACATCAAAGATAGTTCTATTTTGAGGGTCATTAACAATCCTTGAACTATGTTGAGGGAATAATTGTCTCATTACTTCAACTTTAGAATCAGCATCTAAAGGATTCTTCTTAGGATCATTAGTACGAGAAGGAATTATTATATAATCATCACCTTCATTTTGCACAGAAGATGCTGCAATATCCATTAACTGTCCGTGTCCAGCATGTGGTGGATTAAATCTACCAAATCCTATGGTTAATGTTCCTTTTGTTTTGGGTACAGGAGGAGGACCTGCTTGTAAATCAGGACTCTGAAGATTATCCCTAATAGCTTGTTCTTGCTCTGCTGCAGCTTGCTCTTCTTGTGCTGCTATTTCTTCAGGAGTAGGTTCTGGAGGTGGTGCTTGTTGTTGCTGCTGCCCTTCAGGTGGTATTTCAGTATTTGGTGACGAATAATTCTTTTCTTGCTCAGACTGTGCTGGATCTTGACCTACCCTTTGTCTCTTATTATAAAACTTTAATTTACCCTTTTCAGTTTTTGCAACAAACTCTCCACTAGATCTATCATACCACCCACCATGACCATCACCTTCTAAACCTAGACGAGCAGCCTGTTGAGTAGCAGTAGTTTCAGTTAAAAATTGCGAAAAAGATTTCATCAGTTCTGTATTAATTTCAGTTTAATAGATTGTTTATTAGCAACAATATATTCTAATATTTGATTCTTCTTTACCTTATATTTATCATCTTTATTACCTGTTAAGCATAAATGCACAAAAGACAAGAAATTTTCAAATAAATTCCCTCTAACTCTCTTCAGTTTTTTAAACTCAATAATGAGTTTGTCTATCAAATTATTCATTATTCGGATAAGAAATCAAGATTACGATCTATATTTACAGGAGATATAGCAGGTTTTTGAGTTACCTGAAGTGCTGTAGTAAATCTGTAATTATATATGGGTGTACTACCACCTCTCTTTGTTCTTATTCTTACTCTTAATCCTGGTGAAAATTGTGGCACATCTAATCCTGCTGGATTTGCTGCCATGTAATAAAGTCCATATCCACCAACTTGAATATAATAAGTTTGCTTGGCAGCATAATAACTATGTAATGCTGACGATGGTATTGCTACAAATTTATCAGTAAATTTTCTATAATCTTCATTTACCATTGCCTGAGTAAATTCTGCAGGTATTACTGTCCCTTTATTTGGAGCACCTTGAACACCCCATACTCGATTTACAAAAGGTTCAACACCAACTGCTCTCATCAAAGTTCTTAATTCTTGTGCTGCTGCAGTATTAGCACCACCTAAAGACCAAACACCTTGACTATAATTTAAAGTGCCTTGACCGTAATCTGCTGCTAAATCTAATTTAACTTCTAGTTTATGACTTGTTCCACCATACGTAAACATCGCATCAGGAGCACTAGGATTAGAACCTGCAGGAGTAAATCCAGCAGGAACAAATCCACCAGAGTTTAATCTGTTATGGACTCTACTCTCGTAAGCAAATCCCCGTTCCCCTGCCATTTAAATTACTTTTTTTCAAGTATTTATTGTGTAATTGGAATTAGAGATATTGTGTCATTAAGATCTTCTGTTTCAAGCGAAACATCAAACCCTAAAGTAATTCTTGGAGTATCAAAATTCTCATCAACAATTACTTTATGCTCTCTATCTCCAGGACCTATGTAAATATTACCAATCTCATTTTTAATTTCGTAATCCGAAAAAACAGTTCTGGTTTTCTTTGGGTCTATGCTTATATATCCATGATAATCCCATTGATGATTATGCCATTTCAACACTTGATTTGGATAATGATAGTTAATCCAACACTGCATCCATTTCACACCATCTCCTGAGATATATTCGTTGATAATATTTTTAAGTTCAACAAATAACTTGTACGACAATCCTGATGGTGCAGATAATGAAAAGAAATTATATTTGTAATAAGACCAAGTAGAATCTTCACCAAATATTGATTGATGAAGATTATAAGATTGATTAATAAGATCTATAAATTCTGATTGATATTTAATTACAAGTTCGGATTTATAAACCCTACAATCCATTATACATCACCTTCTGCACGATTTTCTGAATGATGAACATCAAATGATCCACCAGGATATCTCTTCTCTAACTTCTCTACATTCATTTCAATAATCTCATCGATTGTAGTATCAAGTGTCATACATGCTTGAGCAACATACCACATTATATCTCCAAGTTCTCTCTTCATATGATATAAATTATCAACATTAACTGGTTTACCTTGAAATACAATCTTCTTTACTATCTCAGTAAACTCACCAGACTCAGCACACATACCAAGAGCAGCAGTTAAAAGTCTATGAACAGGAAGTCCATCACCACTTTCTACTGACTGTATCTGAAAGCATCTAGAGTTAAATGAAATATAATCCTTTGATTCTTGAGATGTAACTCCATCTACAAACTCAAGATACTTTTGCGTATCAACTTGTCTATCCATCAAATTTAAATCCTGCGAATGATTTTTTAGGTTTCTTTTCCTCATGTGGATTATACTCCTCTTCTTTTCCACTGTCAAGGATATCCTCTTGTGCTTTTTGTTCAACATCATACAATCTCATCTTAGCCCTATCTATACCCACCACAAATCTCTTGAAGATAGTAGGATCATTATACCTATTCTTCAATTGTTTGACCATTATTTGATTTAACGCTTCCAACTCTTCCGTAGAAATAAGGGCAAACATAAGGTCAGCAGTAGCAGGGAGTCCAAAAGATTCAGAGGTGTCAGTAAGGTCCACATC